GGCTTAGATTTTGAATAGCTAGTATTTTGTCCCTTGACATAGAATTTGGAAATAGTATACTTCCAATAGGGGGGTCGGGGGGTCAGTAAATCAATAAATACTAAATATTAAATATATAGACCTAAGACCTAAGATCAAGTGATAAGAGTAATGATACAATATAAATATGAAAACAGTAAATCTTATTGGCGATTGCCACTCATCAAGAATATGGCAGTGGTGGGATCCTAAAACCTGCCCAGTTGATTTTAAAGCATGGGGCAAAGCGGGACTTAAAGCGTGGTCATTCTACCCAGAAAAAATGGAACAAGAAAATGAACAATCCAGCGGATTAGAAACCGTAAGCGAATATGTATTAGACGCATCTGCTGCATCTTGGGTAAAACCATTTGGTGAATTTAAAAATGCTGATTTGGTAATGATTTGGATCGGATATGTAGACATTAGACAATTTATGCCAAAGTATGAGACTTTAGAACATAATTCAAAAGATGTAATTAGGCATTTCTTAGACAGAGTTCGGGAATATTACAAGGAATCTATCATACAGATAATAGAGCCTCTCCCACAATTTACGGAAATGCATTTAAAGTATGAAGGTATTTCTCCAAGCTATACGTACGAAGAAAGACAAGCTATAAATAAGCTATTTGTCGACACTCTAAATGAATATGTTGTTGAACACGGAATGCTTACCCCAGTAACTCAGCAAGAAATAAAAGAAGCAATTGGTTTTCAAGAACTTACCTCAGATTGTGTTTATTCGGTTGCACCACATCCTCAAGATTCATTAAAGCCAGAGCTATGGGGAAAAATATATAATTTATTTATAGAAAAAGCAAATAAAATACTAAAGGAAAAGGAATAAAATATGAATGAAATAAAAATAACAAGCCCAGTCGGATCAGGCACTAGTTTTCTTAGAACAATAATTGAAGATAATATTGAATGTGAGTCTGTAATGGGCACACATCAATATGAGGGCCATAGTACGGAAAACCAAGTGTTCATATTGAGAAATCCAAAAGATACAATTGCTTCTTCTGCAGAAAGACATCTTAAAGCATCTAAAGACAAATTTGTCACAGACCACATTGAAATAGAAGACACGGATAGCTTTAATAATATCATTCAGCATTTAATAAATAAATACAAAACATTTATTTTAAATGTTGAAGATAAAGAAAATATATTTTTAATAACTTTTGAATTTTTAACAACACAAACAAACAAATGTGTTCTTGAAATAGCTAAGCGTTTTAATTTAACATTAAAACCAGCACCTGCCATTGATGGTTCTTACGACTATGACATGTCACAACTTGCTATATTAAGTTTACTTGGAGCAGGTATGCAAAATAGAGTTCCTAGGGGACCAAAATCAGAGGAAAGAGAAATAATTGATTCTCTTGTTGAAGCTAATCCAATGATGGAAGAATTAAATGTTTTGTACTTAGAACTGTTAAATAAATTGCAGTCAACTGAAAACATGCTATAATAGATTTATGAAATGTGACTTTTGTGAAAACCCAAAGTATGTAGAGCGTATTAACTCTAAAGGCATACTTGAAAGTTTTTGCACAAATTGCATTGAGAAATTAGTGGCGGGAAATCGAATAAGTTAATCCCTGGGGGATATAGCTTAATTTGGTTAAAGCACTTGTCTTATATACAATAGATTCTGAGTTCAAATCTCAGTATCCCTACAATGGAGTAGAATATTAATAATGTAAGAGTTCCTCAAGAATGGTCAAGAAGAAAGAAAGTAAAGTTTATTTCTATCTCATTGATCACAGCATTTGTTGTATTATCAATATTAATCTCAGTCAACTAGGATATATATGAAGAAACTATGGGCACTAATAAGTCTAATTGCGATAGCAATCTCTTCTGGTGCAATAATATTTAATATTTTAAAAAAAGCGGGACTAGAAGATATCTTTGATTTTGACCTAAACGAAGAGATAGACAATGAAGAATTCTCAGCTCTATAACTCAGTCATGATATTTGCATGGATCCTAATGGGTCTATATGTAATGTGTATAATATGGTAAATAAGGACAAAGTAGACATACTAGCGAAATATCTGCAAGATTGTCGATATAGAGAATGTAATTATTATCAAGCTGACACATTTATTGCACAGTCTTCGCTAGAATGGGTCATAGAAGGTCTTAAGAGCCGATTAGAGAGATGTTTGAATGCAAGTTCAGGGGTATGTGACATATGGTACTTAGAATCGCATTCTGACTGTTTATTATTAATGAATCTAATATATGAATATAGTGCAGATCCCCTATATTATGCTAAATGGGGTAATAGGAACTTAGAGGGCAAATTCTAAAATGGTTCTTCTACCGCCGCCGCACTTCAATTTTTTCACTTTCGCACTATATGGGCAAATTGGATGCAATTTATAAATGGAAACACATAAAATAGTTATTGCAGGCGGAGGCACCGCTGGCTGGCTGTCTGCTTTATATATGCAAAAAACTTTTCCAGAAAGCAATATAACGGTCATAGAAAGTACAGAAATTGGAATCATAGGAGCGGGTGAAGGCACTACTCCTATGATTAATAAAACAATTTCTTACCTAGACATAGATTTAAAGGATTTTATTTCAAATACAAAGTCAACAATAAAAAATGGAGTTAACTTTAAAAACTGGAACAAAGATGGCACAGACTATCTTCACCCATTCTTAGAGCCAAATGAAGAATTAATAGAAAATGCAAGGCTAATGTATATCGCAAATAACATGAAAAATGAAGACGGATGTCTTTCTACAATGTTGATGAAAGAAAAAAAAGTTCCAATATATTTCGAAAACGGTGTCTATAAAAACTATGGCCCATCAGCAATACATTTTGATGCCCGAGTTCTTGCTTTATTTTTAAAAGATAAAGCAATTGAAAGAGGTATTGTACATATAGACTCTACAATAGTAGATGTATCTTTAAAAGATCAGAATGTAGAAAAATTAATTTTGGAGAATGGACAAAAGGTCTTATGTGATTTTGTTGTTGATTGCACTGGATTTAGAAGACTTATTATTGGTGATTACCTAAAAAGTAATTTTATCAGCTACAAAGATCAGATACCAGGTAATGCGGCACAAGCATTTTTTATGCAAATTGATGACCCAAAAGATATATATCCTTGGACAGAATCCACTGCAGAAGACCATGGATGGTCCTGGAAGATACCTCTTCAGCATAGATACGGGTGCGGGTATGTTTATGACTCTAGAATTATTTCTAATGAAGACGTTAAATTAGAAATAAACAAAAGATATGGTGATGTTGATTTTGTAAAGCAATTTAGTTTTGAGCCTGGGTACCTGGAAGAAATTTGGATTGGAAACTGCATTGCTATAGGGCTGTCTGCTGGATTTATAGAGCCCCTGGAAGCTACATCGCTTCAACAAACGATTACTCTCCTTGACGAAATTATTAAAAAAAATAAAAATATATTTCCTGCAAAAGAATATAAACAAAAAATAAACAAAATTTTTGCAAGAGAGTCAGACGAAATAAAAGATTTTATCTATCTTCATTATATTACAAACAAAGACGGATTTTTTTGGAAAAATTTTATGCAAAACTATAAGCCATCCAAATCATTTTTAAAAGTACTTGATCAAATAAATAGCTTTGAAACAATTCACTTCCCCAGAGGATGCAATATTGAGTATTGCGTTTTTGATCATTTTAGGTATCATCTTGTTGCAAACGGAAATGGAATAACAAATAAAAATAATATTAAAGATTATTATAATGAAAATTTAATATTATATAAAAAAGATTTAGATGAAAATATTAAAAAAATAAAAAATGTTATTCCTAAATTAGAAAATCATTATAGTTTTTTAAAAAAGATGGGCGGGTTTAATGAATAATATTTCTTATGTTTTAAAAACAATGAAAAGAAAAAAATATTGGACAAAAATTAATACAATTGAGTTTATATCATTTATGACAAAAGTTGTAATTATTGTCCCAGGACTATTATTTAATAAACAATGGTGGTGGCTTTATGTATTTGCATTGCTTTCAAGCGGATCTCTCATATGGACATCAACTAAAAAAACATTACCAACAATAATTATATTTAATATTATTTGGTGCTGTTTAGCTGCAAGTGCAATAATTAAACATTTGTTGTTTTAAACATATTTGCAAAATAAAATTCATCTATGTTTGTATCAATAACTTGTAGCCCAAGCCTCTTTTCAGCGGATACGTCCCTTTCGTCTGTTGGATTGGCGGATACAATTATTGTTTTATTGTTCAAAAATAAATCCATATTTTTTTCTAAAAATATTTTGTAACAGTTTGTAGAAAAAGGTCTATTTATAAAATAAATTGTTGGCTCGGCAACACATACATATTCTAGCGCATCCATATTTAAAAAATTTATTTCTTTTTCAATTTCTATATTAATGTTTTGTAAATTTTCTAATGCAATGTTATGGTATTTCGGGTCAATCTCTATCCCAAGATAAGATTTGTATTTTGCATTTTTTATTAAACAATTAAACAAAACCTTCCCTTTCCCAGAACCAATGTCAACAAAATTATACTCAGACATATCTACAATTTCTTGTAATTTTTCATTTATCATATCTACGCACAGAGTAGGAAAGTTTTGAAACCCATTGGAGGTTTCAAATTCATTTTTATTTTCTTCTATGCCTGGACCCAATAGCCCCACAGATAGTTCAATTATTGCATGAGAAGTATTTAGGTTATATCTTTGATCAAAAGACTCAAGTTCAAGACAGTCGTCATGTCTTATTTTTGTATATTCATTTTTATATTTTTCGTTCATTTTTTACCTTTTCTTTTTTAAAAATTTTTTTAAAAAATCCTTCAATTTTTGACTCTAGGATTCCGCCATTGCTTTCTTCTTTATAATGATCTGATTGAAAATATGGAGAAAAAAATACTTTTGAAAAATGTCTAGGCATCTTGCTTACGAAGCTGATCTTCAAATTTATTAGAAAGATCAACTCCCTCAAGACCAGAGTCTTGCATTATTTTAATTCTTTCATCTGTAAATGCTGGATTTTCTACTAGAGGAATCATCCATTTGTCTATTTCTTCTTCGCTTCGAGATCCAATTTGATTGTAGTACTCTTCAGTCTTATAGTTATAAAAAGTTCCTGGGTTGTCCTCTGCCTTTAAAACAAAATTTGAAAAGGCATATCTAACGCCAGACTCTACTTCACGTACACCGTGTGCATATGGATCAAAAGCGCTGTGAATAAGTAAATCTCCACGCTCTGGTTGATATTCAAAGCATTCGCCACCGTAAACTCCATTTGTTATAGGAGTTGAATCTGGATTTATCATAGGATAATAAACGGCGCCGCCAGTAAAATTACCAAAGTATGCAACCAGACCATAATCTAAGACACAGCAAGTATCAAATTTATCTCCTTGAGACAAACGATGACACTCTCCCTTTCCAGGACTATCGCTGTGACAGAACATTCCGCCATCGCCAGGTCTTACATTTAAAATTGATTGAGATGGGTGTATTACCCAGTTTGGGTAAAGCAGTTCGCTAATAAGTTCCCAAAAGTCTAATATTCTTTTAGGCCTAGGAGTCATTTTGTTTGCGTACCAGCTTATTAGTGTTGTTTCATATATTAAAGAATCTCTGTAATCTTGAGCTTCAATTTCTTTTTCCATGTCTAGCATTAGTTCTTCTGGAATAAAGTTTTTAAACAAAAAGATTCCGCTAGGTGTTCCGTACGGGTCAACATTGCTGGATAAAGTTATGCAATCGGGTCTTTCATAAAAATACATTTTGCCCCCTATAATTTAATATAATTGTATCACGGATTTATGTAAAACCCCACCCCCAGACAGAGGCGGATCCATCCAGGGGTGGGAACAGGGAGTTACAAACTCAACCTGAATTTCAAGTATATTATATACTGTTACAATAGTCAATCAAATTTTATGTAATCTTTTTTTACCATATCATCAAGAACTTTACCTAAAAGCCAAAACGTTGATTCTTTTGAATTGTCTACGTATATTTGGCATTCTTCTAAAGATTGACCATTTAGTTTAGCAAGATCAAAACTTAAATCTTGAAATTTTTTATGCATGTCCTTCAATATTATTCTTTGTTTTATTGGATTAATCATTTTGGTCATCAACTTTAAATGAAGGGGTTGGACCCAAGAGATATCCCTGCTCGTGATATTCGATCATTTTGCTAACTTCTTCTTGTCCTACAGAGCCTTTTGCTATTAAACTAAGCATGTCGTATATTCTATGAAGCATTATGTAATTAACCATAGGAAGATTATCTTCTAGGTCATTAGAATTTTGATTACTCAGGTCTTCCTGCATCTTGCCACCATATTTCTCTTCCCATAGCATCAGTGTCCTTAATTGGCTCTGACTCTTTACCACAAATACAGTTGTTGTTACACATTTTTATTTACCTCGTCAACAATTTTTTGATAAGTTGTAGAACCAAGGGATTTTTTATATTCACATTCTAGGCAATATAAATATACGCTGTCTACAAGGTCTTGATTACAAAAAAGAAGGGATTGGTCTACTGGGCATAAAAGCTTTTCAACCAATCCATCCTCTGACATGGAGATGTAGGTTGATACGTATTGTATCCTCATCCCATCTCCTTTACTTTGTCGGAAATTTTAATAAAAATTCCTTAGCTCTTTGGGTCATTCCCTTCCAAGCCGACCAATCAATACCGCCATTGGTCATATGATACGTTATCTCTGCGTTTGTTACTGGGTCGAATAACTCCTTGTTACTCTGTAAATCAAATTTCTCAAGTCTTGTTGGACCAAGATTTCCGATCATGTTTATCTGAAATAATCCGTAAGAACTATCTCCTGTATTCTTATTCCCGTTATATGCAAGCGGTCTTCCATTAGATTCACGCTTTGCTATTGACCAAGCTTTTTTAAGGCCCGCTCCTTCGAATCCTACAGTCTCAAGTAATAGTTTTAACTTTTCGTCTGTAAGCATCTCAGATGGTTTGTAAATCTCTTTACTAAAACTATCTAAGACTTCTTGCTTTAATTGGGCTTCAGTTTTCACTAAAGGTTTTACTACAGTTAAAGCGTTTGCCGAGTTACTAAACAAAAATAACGTTGTTATTGCTATTATTGTCCAGTCACGAACCAAATCGCTTAACTGCTGTTTTATATTCTCCATTGGCATTTCCTCCTATAGAGATAACGAACTATAAGAATATCATTAAATGCAAAGATGTGTCAAGTTAGTCAACCAAAACATAATCTTACATTATGAGATAGCAGAAATATTTTTTTACCCCTAGACCGCTAAATAAAAGTTTGATACACTAGAGCTTCACTTAAAATTAGAACCGCAAGGCGGAGAGAAGGTCGTATAATAAATGTCAAAAACTATTGAAAATCCCTATGAAAATTTTATTGCTTTATCTAGATATGCAAAATGGGTAGAATTAGAAGGACGCAGAGAAACCTGGGGAGAAACAGTAGATAGATATTTTTCATTTATGACTAATCATTTAAAAACAAATCATAATTATATTCCAAATGAAAAGCTTGTTGCGGAATTAAAAGAGTTTGTATTTGAAAGAAATGTTATGCCCTCAATGAGATCTGTTATGACATCTGGTGCCGCATTAGAAAGAGACAATGTAGCTGGATACAACTGTGCATTTTTACCAGTTGATTCACCACGATCATTTGATGAGACAATGTATGTTCTTATGTGTGGCACTGGTGTAGGATTTTCTGTTGAGTATAAGTATATTAATAAACTTCCTGCCGTCCCAGAATCATTGGAGAAATCAACCACAGTAATTACAGTAGAAGACTCAAAACAAGGCTGGGCTAAAGCATACCGTGAGTTGTTAGCACTACTTTGGTCTGGACAGATTCCAGCGATTGATGTTTCTAAAGTAAGGCCCGCTGGTGCAAGGCTTAAAACAATGGGCGGAAGATCATCAGGCCCACAACCGCTTATTAATTTATTTGATTTTACAATTGCAAAATTTAAAAGCGCCACAGGAAGAAACCTTAAGCCGATTGAATGCCACGACATTATGTGCAAGATTGGTGAAGTAGTTGTTGTAGGCGGAGTTCGTCGGTCAGCAATGATTTCTCTTTCTAATATAAACGACATTGAGATGGCTCAGGCTAAATCAGGTAATTGGTGGGAAAGAAATCCTCAACGTGCCTTGTCTAACAACTCTGTTGCTTATTCACGCAAACCAGCAATGGAGCAATTTATTGCAGAATGGAAATCTCTTTATGACTCAAAGTCTGGCGAAAGAGGAATTTACAACGTCGCAGCAGCGCAAGCCCAAGCAGCTAAATTTGGCCGCAGAGATCCCGAGATCCATTACGGAACTAACCCTTGCTCAGAAATTATTCTACGCCCATACCAGTTCTGCAATCTTTCAGAAGTTGTAATACGTGAAAAAGATACAAAGAAAGATATTGAGCGCAAAGTTGAGCTTGCTACAATTCTTGGCACATGGCAATCAACCTTAACAGATTTTAAATACCTGCGTAAAATTTGGAAAGACAACACAGAAGAAGAAAGATTGCTTGGAGTTTCTTTAACAGGACAATTCGGACACAAGTTTATGTCTGGAAAAGATGATATTGTTATGCTTGAGTCATTTTTAATGTCAATACGTGATAAAGCAAGAGAAGTAAATAAGGAAGAGGCTGGGAAAATTGGGATTCCCGAGTCTGCTGCTATTACGTGTGTAAAGCCTTCTGGAACAGTATCTCAATTGGTCGGGGTATCTTCAGGAATGCATCCATGGCATTCTCCATATTACATTCGTACTGTTCGTGGCTCAAAGGGTGATCCAATCTCTACATTTTTAAAAGAAGTTGGCATACCAGTAGAAGACGATGTAATGAAGCCAAACGATACCTACGTATTTTCATTTCCAGTAAAAGCACCAGAAGGTGCAATTATTAGAAATGATTTAACAGCAATTGAACATTTAAATATTTGGTTGGTTTATCAACGTGCATGGTGTGAACACAAGCCTTCAATTACCGTTTCCGTAAAAGAAGAAGAATGGATGGATGTTGGTGCTTGGGTTTACAAAAATTTTGATGAGGTTTCAGGAATTTCATTCTTGCCACATTCAGACCACACATACAAACAAGCTCCATATCAAGAAGTATCTAAAGAAGACTATGACGCATTGGTTGCAAAGATGCCCAACAATATTCGTTGGGAAGATCTTTCATTTTATGAAACAGAAGACGGAACATCGCCTTCAGCTACCCTAGCATGCAGCTCAGATGGAAATTGCGAGCTTGTAGATATTTCCGCTTAGTGGTAGAATAATACTATTGGGGTAAAACCCAAAATTCTGGGCAACCCGCCCAAAATGGAGATGATACTATGGCTAAATTAGCCGACTTAAATAAAGATGGAAAGGTTACAATGACAGAAGAAATTTTAGCAGCACTTGGAACTTACGCAAGAGCATTCCTATCAGCAGCAATCGCTCTGTACATGACAGGAAATACTAGCCCGAGAGATCTTCTTCTCGGTGGATGTGCAGCCGTGGCACCAGTAATTCTTAAGGCTCTAAGCCCAACCAATAAAGAATTTGGATTTAAATCTACAAAGTAGAGTAGTCAATTAGAAATACTCCTGTGCTAAAATTAGTACAGGAGTATTCCTATTTAGGAGACTATGGCAAATGGCAGGACAAAAGAATTTCGAAGTAGATCAAAATGCAACATTTAGCTTTGTAATAGAATACAAAGATAACAATGGAAATGCAATTGATTTAACTGGCTCATCCGCAAAGATGCAAGTGCGTGATATAGCTGGAGGCACTAAATTAGCCGTCAGCTTAACATCACCTTCTGGCGGTATAGTAATTGACCCAGCACTGGGTAAATTAACTATTAAGCTTACACCAACCCAAACAAATAAACTCTTTTATCCTAAATCATCATATGACATTATGCTTATAGATTCTAATGCGAACAAAACAAAACTCCTTGAAGGCTTTATGAGCCTAAGCAGATCGGTAACTATATAATGACAAATTCTGTTATAGTAACTCAAGTTGTTAATGATGTTCTAGTATCTACACCTGGGCCGCAGGGCCCAAGAGGAAGAACAATATTAAATGGCTCAGGCGCACCATCTAATAATTTTGGCCTTGAAGGTGATTTTTATTTTGACACAGCAATGTCTAAATTTTATGGCCCAAAGCCATCGGATGCAACTTGGAACAATGCAAGAGTTATAACATTGTCTTCAAATACTTTGTCCCACACGTGGGAGCTTGCACAAATAACAGGACCAGTTCAAGGCGTATATTCAGTTATCATAAATCATAATCTTGGGTATAACCCAAACGTAACAATCAAATCAAGCGCAGGGGATGTACTAGAAACTGGTATAGACTAC